CGCGTTTGGTGGAGACTCCTATAATAACTATGATTACGGTTTAGGTCTTGCATCTATAAATAACTTTGATCTTAAGAAGGATAATTAATGGCTAACGAATTTTCATATTTTGACACACCCTACACGTTTATCGACCCTGTTAGGTATTTTAAGGCTAACGACCCCTACTACTATGAAGTTGATAATATTCCAATTAAGCAATTAGAGGAAAGTTCTAAGTTTCTTAAGGATCAGGTAGACGGTTTATTAAACTTTAAAGACAATCTAAATGTTGAAATCGATAGGAAGGGGTTCTCGGAGCTAAAGCCATATGCCACGGGAAATGATCGTAAGGTTAGGGTTAAGCCGGGTAAATATACAGCTAGGGTTAACAACGCCTATGATTTAACTCCTTTACAGACTGTGGAGCAAATTGCTGGGTTTTCCGTCACCGGGAATCTAGGCGAGACCCTGAATGGTCAGTATAAGGTATGGGAGAGTGAAACTATACATGGTGACGTAGTGAAAGCTTCATTGGACGAGTTTCAACAAGGGCTTTTAGGTGCGGCATTCATGATGAATGGTTTATATGAAAGAGCGTTTGTATATCCTATTGGAGATTTAAACGGAATTGATAACCCTGCTAATCCTTTCAAGTTTTTAAATGTTTCGACTCCTGGGTATGGGGATTACGGAAGAGGGCTACCTTTTACTAATAATTTTCAATTTGCTCCTTACCCAAACTATCAAGGTAGCCAACCTGCATTTAATATAGATAGTTCCCGTGAAGAATCTAAGAATGCAATTCGATACTCAGCCGCTAAAAATCAAGGAAGAATGGAGTCAACTTTTATAAAAAGATGGAGGGGTGCGATTAGGACCTCCGTTGTTGATATCCCTGAAGAGTTAGAAATTACGATCCCAGATTACGATCCGAATGACTTCTTCTATTTTGATTCAAATGGGGTAAGGCAACCTTTGGCTAGTAATCAAAGAATTGACCTGTTGTTTATATACACTAAAGCAATTGACGAAAGTTCAACTACAATTAATAAGTTTGTCAACGGTATTCCAACTAAAATAACGAGGGCAGAATTAGGTATCGTCAAGGGAGCAGGCGTTGGTCTTAGCAGGGAAGTTGTTGCTTCTAATAGTACTGAGATATATAAAGATCTTGTAGATATACAAAGCTTGGATGGAACTCCTTTAATGTTAGCTCATCCTGGGGATGAGAATGGGAGTGATGTAGGATTCTCTACTTCAGCGGGATTTATTAAAGGGTCTTTCCCCTCTCCTGATGATTTAATGAATCTGGCCCCGGTATTGTCTGAGAATTTAGAAACCAATGCGCTTCCTTTAATAGGTCAATCTATTCTTCCGATTGCTTATATTAGAGTTCAAACTGCTGCGGGTCCTATTGCTGATTTAATTACAGAAGAGGATATTATAGATATTAGACCGTTCTTTAGAACTACAGAGTTAGCATATAATGAGCGTGCAGGTATTGCCGCCGCAACTCCTCAAGTTTCTATTGTTAATCCTGTAGTTACCGAGACTTATTTAGATCAAGTTAGAAGCGAATTATATACCTCCTTAAATAATAAGATTGAAGGCATTCAAACTCCCTCTCCTTCACCTTCTACTCAGTCTGTTGGTGAAGGAAGTAGGATTATTGCTACTGGTCAACTAACTGGTGGTAATTTTGGACCTGAAGGTGCCCTTATGCGACATGCCGCGATTAACATTGGTGGAGGGATAGAGCCTCTTAGTTTTAACGTGTTCGCAGATATAATCGAAGACGAGTTTTCCTACACCCCTGGAAGTATTGGTCAACTCCCTCAATGGGATAAAGCGGACTGGTATACTGAAGCAGGGTTTACAGGCGATGGAATTAATGACTACATTAACGTAGGTCTTGGATGGTGTTCTGAGCCTGACGGTGCGGAAGGTCGGGCCGCCCTGCTTCCTCCTGCAAAAGGAGGGTTCTCACAGCGATCGATTAACGAAATTAGGGGTGCTTATCCAGAAGGCATTGCCAACTTCCGATGGGCTGCTGGTCAAAGAGTTGCATACGAGCAATCCTTTGGAAATAGCACAAGAGAAATAAGAGGAGCTACTCCCGTTGGTCTTAATAATGGTAACTCAAGGCGTTTAAACGAGGGACATATGGCTCAGATCTTCTTTGTAAAGAAGAGGATTAATTTGAATTTCGATAATACTCCATGGGTTAGTGACTATCAGGTAAATGTTGATCTTCTAAATTGCATCCCGTTGTCAACGGGAGCTACTGGCAGCAATGGAAATGCACAATCAAGCAACGTATGGGTTAATAAATACAAGGATTACTTTGTTATAAATGTTGCTTGGATCGGTAATTCCTGGGGAGACATAGATTCTGGAATTAAAAATAAGCCGTGGGCAAATCGAAACGATGTTGAAGCGTTCACTGGATTTACTCTCCCAGAAATCCCCCTTATAGGTAATTCTCCATTTAAACGAACACCTCCTAGATCTATAAAAACGTATATGGTTGATGGTGGCCCAGATACTCAGTCGGGATACCGTGACTCTGTGTTCTTTAACGAAGTTGTAAATAATGGAATAGCTTCGAACCATGCAGGCTATGCATCTGTGGATTGGTTGACTGCAATGCATCCTTTACTTTACCCTTCGGTCACCTTCCAAGTGGTCGGGCTAACTCTAGATTCTGTCAATAAAGGTAAGGGAACCACTGGAACTCTTAGAAATTTTGGTCCAACTATCAACTGCATATAATTAAATAGTATGACTGGCTTCACAACTGTATATCCTTGTGGTCGTGGTAATCTGCCTGGGACACAAGGTCAAGGGTCAGGTGGGTCAGAACCCCCCATAATTCCAGTCATATTGACTCCCACTACTACTCCTCCTCCTAGCGGTCCTTGGGACCCTCCCTGGATCCCTAATACCCCAGTAATCGAGCCTCCCAACGTTCCTAACATCCCAGGCCAAGGACCAACATTCACCAACGTTCCTAACATCCCAGGCCAAGGACCAACATCTACCAACGTTGGAGGACCTGTCACCTACCATAAGTGCGTAGCTGTAAGTGTAAATGTATGTCCTGGGGAGGAATATGTTCCTCTAAATCAAATCACTCCAATATCTTTTCAGTTTAATTGTGTTACTTGCAGTCCTACCTACTTAAATGCTAACGGAGAGGTAATTGTTGATACTGAATGCATTCATCCTTCTTTAGCTGCTTGTCAAGCTGCTTGTACAGCAAACGTCTCTACTGGTTTAGTTTGCCCTGGAGGTGCGTTGCCTGTCCTACGTCAATTAAATGGAGTAGATCCTCAAGACCCTAATTCTGGCTTAGGGAGTGTTCTGGGGGCTGCTGGCTCTATCAATACAGGACAAGGAATCGCTACCCTTACTAACGAAATTACACCTTTAAGTATTCAAAAGGAAGTTCAATCTGAACAAATAATAAGTAACCAAGAATCTATGAATGCTAAGGTCATAACTGCGAACGAAGTAATTAGCCCTGAAGATTATCGGCAACAGCAGCGAGGAACTACTCAACCTCAGTTATATGATCCTAATTTAAACTTCTTTAAAGTGGGGCCTGATACTAACACTGAGTTGGAAAGAAACTACACTACTAATACCTTGGTATTTAATCGTGAAATGGCTCCTGAGATTTCAAAGTTGTTAAGCATTCAAAACTCTAACATAGCCTGGGATGAGGTTTCTCTTCAAAATTTGTCCGATGACAAGTTGTTAGCCAGTTTAAGTCCAGGGATTGTTAATTCTTTTCAATACTTAAGATATCCTGGAGGTAAGCCAGTAGGGGTTACTACTTTATTGAACGTCATTCGAAAGCATTTATTGGAAGGAACGATTGATGAGTTTGATTACGACTATTTTAGGGCCGCTTCGTTAGGGCAATTTGAATCCTCCTTTGAGGTTATTGAAGGCTCAGAGAATACTGAGTATACGGAACGTTTTGCTATCCAATACTTAACTAATAACCTACATACTTTTGAAAACACTAAACCATCAACTTGGAGAAACTTTCAAATAAATAGAGCTAGACCTTTAAATCAAGACCTTAACTTAGGTGTAGAAGTTACAACCTTAACGGGTGAAGTGAAAAATCTTCGTATCCCTAATCAAGGTATTGAAGTGGATAAGATTACTAAGTTAGAACAACTAACGGTACCTAGTGTTGGAAGCCCTAGTAGTCTTAATATTGGAAATGGAGGGGGTTATTACATTAACGGTGAAGACCTACAGTCCCAAGAACGAGCCATTCCGAGCACCAATATTATAACCCAAGCTTACTACGCTCCCCCTCCTGTTAGAATGAAAGTTTTAGATATGTTAAATGTTGACCCCACTTTAACATTCACTGCCTCTTCATTGATTAATAAGCACGAGTTTGCATCTGGAGATTTAGGTTCATCTGCCACTAAACCTTTGTTCTTCGCTCTTAATCTTGGTTCTGTAGAAGGGGCTTACACAGAAAACCCTTTAGTAGAGAATTACGGCGGAACATACTCCCTTCTTACGGACAGTGAAGATATACAAGTGCATATGAATAATAACGCTCTTAATACTGCAATGCTGGCTATTGATTACAGGGACCCCTTGTATCGGTATATTCTCGACACCTCAACCGTTACGGTATCTTTAAATGATTTTAACTTAGCTGCATTTCCTGATCAAGGTCTTTCCTCATTAGGTTCTAGATTTGTTAAAAATATACCTTTCGGGATTGTGGTAACTCCTGTAGCAGGAGGGATGTTTAACCCCCTTAATGGTAGTTCGAAACTTTTAAACTACGGGGATACTCATGTAAGGTCTTTATCGGTCTTACCCGCTATAAATGCCACGATAGACGAATCTCCTTTACCCCTGTTTGAAGCGTACAATTTAAACCTAGTGGATGGGGTAGATCGTGTAGGAGCTTCGGAACCTGAGAGCAATCAAAATATTGGATACCGATACGTAGAGGATAACTTCACTAATACCTTCTACTCGGCTAGTGCCCGAGGGTATGGGACAAGCTCGGCTCCTGCCTCCTCTTACGGAACCTCTTATCTTTTAAAAGATGTTATTGATTATCTTTCAGACACCTACAGTTCGACAACGTTAACGTGGTTCGATGTTTTCAGTCGAATGCCAGTGAGTCAAGTAGGTCGGATGTTTTATGATAGCGATAAGGACCTAATCCTAGATATTGCTAAAGGACTACGTAATAATATTACTTTTAAGCATATTGAAGGAGGCTATGATACCTTATCAAGGATCATTCCCGAGGATTCAAAAACTATTGTGACTTTCGAGGATCGGTATAATGTTACCAGAGTTAGGATATAATTTTATCATTCTTATTCATACAGAAAGAATACATATAGATAACGGAGTTTATTATGAGATACCTTAATGTGGATGACGATTACGTCATGAATGTCCTTGTTGCTAACAAGCTAGGAGAATCCCTTCAGCTTCAGGAGTCTGACGCTATGGAATACGAAGAGATTGTGGAGTCCGAGGAGCATGTCTGCCCCTTGTGCGAAACTAGTCTTGAGGAAGCCATTTCGGAAGATTCGTGGAATGCCTGTGTGAATGTGATTCTCGAAACCATCAATGAAGCTAGTGCAGAAGTTGGTGACGAGCTTTACGAGTCAGAGGACGAAGACGAAGATTTTGAAGAAGAGGAGTAATCCAAGTAGCTACCTATGGATACTAAGGATTTAATTTCTATTACGGAAAGGATTTTAGCGACTCCTTCTGTTGAAGAGGTTGTTACTCCTAAGACTTCTGTAATTGACGATGGCTTAAAAGCTGTGAAAGTTCCTGATTCCTACGTTGATCAGGTTCTTGGCTTTGCTGGTGCCCTTAATGAGGGTAAGACTCCAAAGCCTGTAGTTCACAAAATCGATGAAGTTGCTATCCTTAGAGAAAGGCGAAAAGTTCTTGTTAATAAATTAAAAGGTATTATCAAAGAAGCTAAGGATCTTATGCAGGAAATGACTTCTGGCGGTTGTTTGGGTGTAGGTCCTGCTAAGAAAATGGGAAGGGTAAGGAGTGATCCTTACCCTCCGAAGTCTAAGAAAAAGAGTAAAAAGAATGGATCTCGTTAAGTTAATTAAAGAAGCTAGGGCAGAAGGTGGACAAGGATCTAAAGAAGGTCGTAGCAAAGGTTTATCTTCTTCTAAGAAGTCCCACTCAAAAGCATCTAAATCTCGTGTAAAGGTTTTTAAATCCATAACGGATGCTCTTCGAAATGGTTACGTAGGTCAGATATTTTCTACTAAGAACTCAGACCGTCTCTACGTGGTTACTAAGCGTAAGTGGGGGACTGATGACGAGCAGGAAGTCGGAGGCAGAGTCGCCAAGGGGTTCTCTCCAGGGACGATCCCCTCTAAATTCACTGATGTTAAAAAGTATGCTGTGAGAACCCTTCTTCGGCATGGTAAGCAAAAGACTGGTAAATTCAAAAGTGAAAAATACTGGTCCCGTAAACAAAAATAGGAATTACTATGTTACTTGTTGAATACAATGTTTTGGAGAAGGTTCAGGTCATCACTGAAGGTAAAGGTAAAAACCAGCGGAAGAAGCTTAGAGGCAAATTCCAGAAGTGTGACGAGCAGAATAATAACGGGAGAGTTTACCCTAGAAAGATTCTAGAAAATCAAGTAAAGGCTATTAAGGAAAAGATTGATGATCGTTCTTTGGTAGGTGCTTTGGATCACCCGTCCAATGACGCTATCCACCTTTCTCAAGCATCTCACTTGATTACCAATCTTTGGGTTGAAAAGAATGGTGATGTGATGGGTGAGTGTGAGATCCTTTCTACTCCCAATGGAAAGATTGTAGAAGCTCTTCTTAACGATGGAGTTAAGATTGGTATCTCTAGCCGTGGACTTGGTAGCGTATCCGAGGGCACCAATGGTAAGGTTGTTAACGAGGATTTCAAGCTTATCACTTTTGACCTTGTATCTGATCCTTCAACTAAGGGTGCATTCCCTGCTATGTCTGAGTCCATGAGAGAAAACAGTCAACGTGCTCAAGAGATTGTTTCAAAGCATAAGAAGGATAGAGTTCTTCTTACGATGCTTGAGAGTAAGATTAGAGATTCTCTCACTGAGGCAGTAGTAGGACTCAGCCCCGCCGCCCAGAGACAGAATGATGTCAACAATGCCGTAAAGACTGCAAATAAGAGGGGGAATAGGCCACAAGCGGCGAGACTTAGGGGTATCCAGTCAAAGGAATTGGCAGCCGGAAAAAAAAGAGCTGATAAAATAAAGGCTGATAAAGCAGCTATAGATGCTAGACAACAAGACAATAGACAACAGGAACTGCCATTTACTGCACAGACTAAGAGAGGCAAATTTAAAGATATTGATATCGATAACCAAGAGGCTGCGCTAAGGAGAGGGGGATCAGAAGATCTTAGCGGCCTGGGTAAAAGGGAATCAGAACTCTTTAGAGACGCTGTAGTGAATAAGCTTAAGGATATTTATGAGGCCAACGTTCATGATAAGAAAGACACATCAAATCTACGAATCCAGCGCAGAGCGGCTGTCGTAAGGGGCCGCCAAAAAGACGCCGACCAGATGAGTAATAATATGTCAGTAGAAGACGCTCTCGGAGATTCCGCTGGTAGCCAAGGGGCACGCGCCAGCTTTGAATATCTCAAGGGCAGACAACGCCAAGCTACGGGCAAAGCCGCTAAAGACCATGCCAAAGCAATGAATGCTCGCATGGCAGGCAGGCAGCGAGATCGAGGGGAGTCTCCAAAATAATTAGCAATAAAATTGTTACAACTACCTAAATACATACATAGAGGTTAACCATGTCACAGAGTAAGGAAGTTTTAGACTCGGTGGCTCAGTATCTACCCGAGGGTCTTGATGAAGGCACCCTTGAGAAGGTATCTGAGCTTGTTGCTGTAATTATTGAGCAAAGAGTCGAAGAAAGAGTAGAGGATCTAACCACGAAGGTCCAGTCATTTATTCGTGGAAACATTGAAAAGTTAAAGGAACAAGCAATCAAGGAACTTGAATTGCAAAACGAAACTTTCCGTAACGCTCAAATGTTTGAAACTGTGCGCTCTATGTTTGTCTTGGAAAACACTAGCCAAGATGAAATTAACGGCATGGAAGCCCTTGCTAGTCTCGGTGAACAACAGGAAGAGAAGAACGAAGCTCTCCTGCGTCAGGTTGATAAGCTCCTAAGAGAGAACGTCAGCTTGAAGCGCAAGTCCAAGGTTACGCAAGATAAAAATACAAAGCTAGAAGAATCCCTTCAAACGATCCAAACTCAGGTTGAAGATCTTAGGGAATCCGCTAGTGCAGAGAGGAAACTTTCTGATCAAGCACTCGTCATCAGTGAAGATAACTTCGAAGTGAAGGAAGCTGATGCTCGGTTAAATGAAAACGTCGAGGCCCACCGTAATGAGTGGATCAATCAAGGCGTGTTAGACAAGCTCAATAATAAGTAATAATTGAGAGGATTAAGTATATGACTGCATTAGACAGAGATCAATTACTGAAGCGTTGGGACCCACTCCTTGAAGGGATCGGAGATGATCACATCGCGTATCAAACGGCAAGACTGTTTGAGAACCAAGCTAAGGCTTTCCAAAACTCGCAACTGAACGAAGAGGCACTAAGCCCAGCGGCTACGACCACTGGTAAGATTGGCACCTTCCAAAAGTTTGCATTCCCGATGATTCGTCGGATGTATCCTGAGTTGGTGTTCAACAAGATCGGCGCGACTCAGACCATGGATGGTCCGGTTTCGCAAATCTTCTACATGGGTAACTCGCGTGCTATCGGTTCGGATGAGCAGATCATGTACTCGAAGTTCAACATCACGCCTCGCAACCTTGTTGCAGGTAAGATTGGCTCTATTAGTGCTGTGGGTGCAACTTTCGATCCGGCTGATGGCACTAGTGCATTGACCTACGGTGAAACAGCAGCCAATGGTTTCGACCTGTCAAACGTGCTTGCTGCTAATGCGGGTTCGCCTTCGACTACGATGGGTGGTCAGCTTGCTGCATTCCCAACTTCGACTACGATCTTGGGCTACTCGGTTTCGGCTGGTGAAAGACTCCGTGGGACCGCGATCCCCGAGGTCAACCTTCACATTCAGAAGCAAACCGTTCAAGCTCGTGAGCGTAAGATGAGAGCACTTTGGACTCTCGAAGCGGCTCAAGACCTTAAGGCTTATCACAACCTTGACATGGAGAAAGAACTAACGGATCTTCTCTCGAAGGAGATGAACCTTGAAATTGATCGTGAGCTTATCGAAGACATTCGCATGATTGCCTATGGTCCCGGTGCCTTAGGTAGCTTTGGTGGCTGGTCGCTTGATGAGCTTTACCGAGGTGGTGCTGATGCTTTCCCAGCCCTCGCAGGTACTAATTCCACTTCCAGCACGGGTGGCACGTTTGTTGGTGGTTCTTACGAGTATGACTTCTCTACTGGTTTGCAAGATGAGGATGCTAGTGGTATCTCCCGTAGATACTCCAACATTTATGTCATGGATCTGAACCGATTTAGCGGAGGGGGCACTGGCTTTGCTCCTCAAACGCTGGGTCACATCTACTCGAATGTCCTGGCTCTGATTAACTTCGCGAGCACGGATATCTACCGCACGACCCTTAGAGGTCCGGGTAACGTCCTGATTACGTCTCCGGTCATCGCTTCGATGCTTGAGTCGGCTGCGAAGCTTGAAGGTGGTCTTTCTGAGAAGGATGGTCCAACCAACATGGCTGGCAACCAAATCCAATACGTTGGTAAGTTTGCTGGTAAGTATGATCTGGTTGTGGACCCGATGTTCCCAGAAGATGAGATCATCGTCGGCTACAAGGGTAGCAATGCAATGGATGCGGGCTTCTTCTACTGCCCTTACATTCCACTGCAACCTCTGGATACGGTTACTGATCCTGAGACCTTCCAACCGAGAAAGGGTATCCTGACTCGTTACGGCAAGGTTGCGGTTCAGCCTGCATCGAGATTCTACCGTGTGATTCGCTTGATTGGTACGGGTGCTGATTACCTTACGCCTGAGATCTTGCGTCAAACGGGAGCGGGTGGTAACTCATTCGATGGTCCTGGTGGTTATGATACTGGTTACACGGCATAAATAGCTAGTAACTAACAACGGGAAAAAGGGTTCAGATTATATCTGAACCCTTTTTCTATTTCATAGGTAAATATAAATGATATGGGTGATAAATTAGGCAAGCCAATCGTTAAATCTTACGGATCATCTTATGGAACTTATGGTGGATCTCGTTTAAGTGATTACAGTTCCCCAAAAGATACTGACTTAAACAACAAAGATGCGAAAGATGTAAACGAATTTAAAACATTTAACAGGACGGTAAAGGATTGGGTTCTAGCTAAATTAGGATATCCTGTTGTTGATGTTGAGCTTGATGATTTTCAAATACAGATTTGTATTGATGAAGCTATTTCCAAGCTTGAGTATCATGCTCCTGATTGGATGACCCAGTATGCAGTGTTTGATACTAGCGCAGGAGTAAACGTATATGAGCTTCCACCTGAAGTTGCGGATAACTTAAATGACGTTTGGTACAGGAGAGACTTCTTCAAATTCGGAGCCTCGCCGGGTTCGCTGGAGTATGACTTTGCTATCATGTTTTTTACGAATACTGGACTATTTAATAATTATAATGTTAGTCAGTATCTTCTCATGCAGCAATATCTAAAACAGGTTAAGAATGTTTTAGGTCAAATGTCTACGTGGCAATTAGTTAACAATAGGCATTTGCATATCTGGCCTAAGCCTGAGGCAAATGATGAAGCAGTTATTCTTGAGTTTAGAGCTTTCGATCCTAACACTGTCCACCATGCTTATAAGTCGTGGGTGCAGAGGTTCTCCTTAGCATTATCAAAGGAGATTCTAGGAGGCATAAGAGGCAAGTATGCAACTCTCCCAGGCCCAGGAGGAGGCACAAGGCTCAACGGGTCTGAGTTAGTCTCTGAGGCCAAAGAAGAGAAGGCAGCCCTTATAGAAGAGCTACAGTCGGAGATTGAAGGTCCAGCACTCTTCGATATATTCTAAGATGAGTAGATTTAAAGTAAATACACCACCTTCAAACTTTCCTGAAGATAGGGACACTAGACTGTCTTTATTTAAGAAGAAGAATGATAAGAATCTATTCAATCTTATTGACTCTGAAAACATAAAGCTATCAGGATCTAAGATAAGAGTATATGAGTATATTCCATCCAATGATATTGATGAGGTTTACCAGGAGAGTAGACAAAAGACAATAGCTCCTGAGCCTGTAACAATCTGGGCGCACTACGATCCTAGACCTATTGAAGAGAATCTAACTCAGTTTGGAGTTGAGATGCAAATAGATCAGGTGTTTATATTCAACAAGAGCTATACGGAAAACATACTAGGAAGACCTATAGCTATTGGAGACGTTTTAGAGCCTGAGTTCCAAGAGATGAAGTTTGAAGTGTTTGAAGTTCAAGAGGATTCTTTTGAAGCCTATGGAGTCTACCATTTGTTAGTTCATGCTAAACTGCTTCGAGATACTCAGGAAATTCATAACGAAGATACGTTTGAAAGACCTGATGATCTTGGAGGTAGATACTGATGTCAATTAATGTAAACCTCCGCAATAAGGTAATGCAGCTATCAAGCCCTAAACTAGCAGCAACTAGTGATAATGTTTATAGGGAAAGCCTTAGAAGCATGATTCATACTTTCGGAAACTTTTACTACATCGATGGTAATGGCAATAGACTTAGGGTGAAATCTTCTCACGGCAATCCAGAAAGAATAGCAGGTAAGATAAAGGCAGATAATACTTTAATACTTCCCATGATTACTGTGGTGGAAACCCAAACAAAACCCGATCCTGATCGGGCTAGATATCAAAATATTATAATTGATAAGAAATGGGATCCAAAAACTTTACGGGCTACGAGAGTGTTAAGCCTTCCTCCAAGACCTATTAATATTAGTTACGACATTAATATTTGGTCTAAATACAAATCAGATTTAGATATGCTTAGATCTAATATTTTTTCCCTGTTTAACCCCGATGTGGATATTGTGACTAAGCACTCCTCCTTTAGTAAAGCATTTATTACTGATGAGAGAGAAATAGGGTCAGTTGAAGCTTTAGATACGGGAGATAGGATCCTTCAAAAGACTATAGGGATCACCTTGGAGACTTATATTCCCACCCCCAGATTTCAAGTAACTAATACAGGGGAGATAAAAGATTTCGATATGTTCGATATTACTATAGATGACGATCCAAAAGTAGTCGAATCGGTAAAACGAACCTAATTTATATTGAATGAGTTCAAGTCTAGTAAGCTAAATATAAATACAATGAAGATTGTAAAGAACACAAGCCTCCAAGGATTATCTATTTCCTTCAAAACTCCTGAAGGGATTAAGTCGATATTCTTGTCTCCAAAGTCACAATGCGATGTTCCTGATTCGTGGACGAGTAAGGTGCTACTGAATTTAGTAAAGAGAAGGATGGCTAAAGTTATTAATGTGGTCGATACCCCCAAGCCTGTCAAGCCCGTAGAGCCTGTTTCCGAGGTTAAGCCCACACGTAAATATATAAGAAAAGAGAGTAGTTAATTATGGCAATCCCAACCAGTCCATCTGTTGTAGTTCTTGAAAACGATGTTTCAATCTACACTCCAAATATTAATTCAAGTGTTGTAGGTTTAGTAGGCTTTGCTAATAAAGGCCCAACTGATAAAGCAACTCTTATTACAAGCCAAGAAAACTTACTTAGAGTGTTCGGCAAGCCGGATTCTAACCTAGAAGGTCAGGGTCTAGAAGGTGCATTGGAAATTCTTGAAGCCACTAATCAGATTTATTTTGTAAGATCCGTTTCTTCTTCTGCTGCTGCTGCTTCTGCTGCTGTTGCTGTAGGAGCTTGCCCTGCTGTTAAGGTTGAAGGCTACACTCCTACAACCGCAGCCTCTTCAATTTACTACTCTTTGACTGACAATGCAGCAACTACCACTGTGACGGGAACTGTTGAGCTTGTCAGTTCTACTTCCTTTGGAACGTCTACTGCGATCTTCCAAAATGCTTTTAACCCTGGTATCTTAAATGATCAACCAATCTTCTCGTATGTTGATGGTTCAGACATTTACTTAGCTTCTCGTTATGCAGGTTCAGGTGCCTCCTTACAGGTTAGTGCAGCGGATTCAGGTATTGTGTTTTCTGGCCTGGATGTTTCAGGGAATGCTTCCGCAACGGGAGGGTCCTCAGTCACTACGAAGGGGTTCACTTCTTCTAGCGTAACCTTAGACGCATACTCGGTATACCCAGGGACAGGATACAATCTTAGTAGCCTTAGAGATGGGTCTATTCAAGGTGTTTCGGTGGAGATTAACAATCTTTCAGTTAGGGATCAGGTTGTTGTAAACAGTGAAGGTGCTCAGGCAGAATCATTTAACGACACTGAGTTAAGCCCTTCCAGTCCTAATTCTGTAGAATTCCTATTGATTGACGATGTCAATAACAACAAGTCGGAATACATTTACACTGAGTTAATGTCAGGCACTGCTAGCTATGCTGCTCCTGATCAGTTTGGTGCTACCGCTACTGCGGCTGGGTTTGCTGGAGGAGCATTAGGTACTGAGAATAGTCATACTGGAACCCCAAGATTTGTAAAGGTTATTGAAGGTACCTATAGTCTTGCTGGTGGTGACAGTGGGGCTGGTAATGTTCAATCTATGGTTGGGAACGCAGCATCTAAAACGGGTATGCACGCTTTGGATGATGATTCTTTGAATATCTCACTAGCAGTCATTCCTGGGGTCACTGAGGATATTATCCAAAACGCTTTAATCACTTTGGCTGAAAGTTCTAAAAACTTCTTAGCATTGGTTTCCCCTCCTTTGGCATTGGGTGAGGTTCAAGACGCTACGGACTGGATTAACGGTAAGGATCAAAGCACAAGAGCGGCTGCTCTTAACTCCTCGTATGCTGCCTGTAACTGGCCTTGGGTTCAAGTCTTCAACCCCTTCGCAGCAGCGGAAGAGTGGTATGACCCTGCAATCTTTGCAGCTAGACAATGCGTATTTACGGATGCTGTTTCAGATCCGTGGTTTGCTCCTGCTGGTTTCCGAAGAGGTCGGTTAACTAAGCCTACGGCTACTGAAGTCGTGTTGAATCAGGGTGATAGAGATGCTCTATACTCTAACTCAATAAATCCGGTAGCAAACGATCCAACAACGGGTATCACTATTTTCGGGCAGAGAACTACGCAAAGAACTCCAACTGCTCTTGATAGAATTAATACTCGTAGACTTATGATTTACATTCGGAAGGTGTTGCTACAACTTGGTAAGCCTTTCCAATTCGAGCCTAATGATCAGTTTACTTGGGAGCTTGTAGAGGATGCAATCAACCCCTTCTTGGATGATCTGCTTGCTCGAAGAGCTATCGTGGAGGGTGCAGTTAAGTGCGACTCTACTACGAATACACCACTAAGAGTTGATCGGAACGAGCTATGGTGTTCGGTTACCATCAAGCCTACTAAGGCTGCTGAGACCATTGTCTTCGAGGTCAACCTTACAAGCCAATCGGCTACACTTAACGGGTAATTATTATGGTAGACAGTTTCTTAAAAAACGATTACAGAGCAAACTTTGAGCCTGGGAAGAGTCTTCCTAAGGTTTCCACTAAGCTGGATTCCATTAGGGCTTATCAGTTTGAAGTAAAATTCTTCGGGTTACCACCTGAGTTTACGCTTCAGCAACAAGAATTAACTGCGGCTGCAAAGCAAGTGAGTCCTATTGGAGGTTCAGTAGATGACATTGTTGTGGATCGTCTAAACGATAAGGTATTCTACCCAGGTAAATTTACTCCTGACAATGTTACAGTTACTTTTGATAACCAATTATTGTCTCAAAATACCCCAGCCCTTTGGAACTGGTTTAAGTCGATCTACGACCCGATGACGGGGGATATGACTAAGTTATCTGCTCCAGGTGGTCCAGGCAACAAGTCATTCAAGGCTTCTAAGATGACTATCCTAGAGTTGGATAATACTAATGAACCACACTCGTTTGTTGAGGTTTACGGTGTTTACCCAACGGGTGTTCGATTCTCTGAAAAGAACTACTCAACGAATGATTTCTCAACAGTTGAAGTTACTTTCCGCTACGACTTTGTAGACTACGGTAAGGTAAATAACTAGTAACCTCTTAGCCTAATCCGAGTAGCCTTCTCCTCTAAATAAGGGAGAGGGCTATTTGTCTATTATAAGTTATGGATTTTTTCACTGAGTTATTGGAAAGTTTTAGTCGAGTTAAAGGTCGCAAGCTTAGGCTATTGGAGGAGGAGGGCTTAGATCCTGAAGTGCAGGCTACACAACTTAAGGATACTGCAATTGCGAATAAGGCTTCCTTTAGCAACCCCGCCAAAGTAGTGGCATCTAATGGGAAGACTATAGGAGTATATATCAAAGGCAGCGATAAGCATCCGATTGGAGGACTTGTAGGCTCGGACGGCAAGGTCAATAACTTTCATCCACATGACTTAACGACATCTGATGGATGGGCTGAGTTTGTTGGTCTATTTGGAGAAGGAGGTACAAGTAAAGAAGAGAAGGACAGGAAAGATCGCCGTAAGAGGCTTCAGTCTGTTTTTAAGTCGGGCATGGCAAAAAATAATCCTGAAATTGTTGAGGAGTTAGTGTCAAATGTTAATGAGTTTGAACAGCTTGCTACCCAAGCCTTATGCACTGAGGACGGTCAGATAAATCCAGACTATCAGGGGGTGGTAAAGTTCAGGCCCGGACCTGAGTGGGATTCTTGCAAAAAGCACCTACAATTTTTAAGGGGAAATCAAGTAGGTAACGTCGAGAGACAACTCGTAAACGATGTTCCTGTATTAAGGTTCGACGGGGTAACAGGTCAATACCTTATTGGCTCTGAGCCTGCGATTGCTAGCCAGTCCTTGGAAATATCAAAAGCTTTAACTATCCTAGCAAAAGCGGCAACTGGTGACGAGTCTTCTAAAAAAGAGGCTTGTGGTAAGTTTAAAGTGACTGAGGGTGGTGGTTTATTTGGTGTAACCGTTTACACTGAAATGGATGAAGAGGGTCGAGGGTGGTCCGGTAGGGTGTTTAACTCTGAGTCTGCTAGCAGATCTCTTAAGGGTCTAATGGGTATGGCGGGATGTTCTTTAGAACCTCAGTCGGCTACTAAAGCGGTTGTGGCAGGGAGTGTAGGGGCTGAAAGTAATATTAGAGGGACGTTAGGGGAGATTGCTAAGGTGGTCGGCACGGACCTTACAAGCCTTGTGAGAGCGAAGGCTGCTGCTGGAAAGGGTGTAGAAACCCCAGAGATCATAGCCTTACAAGAAATAGTAGTGGAAAAATCAAAAGAAGTTTTAGACTTACTTTCAAACCTCAATGAGCAGCGAGAGTCTTGGATTGATAAATCGCAGGGTGCGGTTGTTAGCGAGGAAGAGCAAGCAGAGATTGAAACTATCTCCGAAATTGTAGGTGATAAAGAAAAAACTATGAGGTTCATGACTGCTATACTTACCATGGCGGCGACAACATCTAGATTAAGAAAGCCACTGGTTACAGTGCAAGTCGCTGAACAGGTTGGAAAGGGGAATAAGCAGGACGTTTTAGAATGTTGGGGATCCCGTGAAGAGGCATTAGTGGGTTTGCGTAAGAGTGAGGAGTATCAGATTGGGGGAGAGACAAAATCCCGAGTCACAGAGGATGATATTGCAGAAGCACCTGCCTCTGAGGTATTCAAGAATAACCCTAAACTTCTGGGTAGGTATATCAAAGCAGGAGTTATTAAGAGCGAGGACCAGATGTTGTATACTTCTGAGGTAAGCTTGAAGACATTACTCAGACTAAGCTCTGCTAAACAGGGGGAAACTACTGCTAGTATGGTTAGTGAAACTATCTTAAAGGGTGAGGATCCCCGTGCTCAAAACTTTAATAGTAAAATCTCTAAACCCGATCAAGCTTCAAACAGGGCAATTCAAAGAGAAATAAACTCTATTAGTGGTAGCGTCGATAAACTATCGTCTAAAGTTCAGATCAAGACAAAGGATGGAGTCATAACTGAGAATTCTTTAAAAACTTATGCTAATAGTTTAGTATCACATCTTGAAAGGAACAAGACTTTTAAAGAGATAAAAGAGAATGTCGATTTATCTGAGTTGAAAGAATACATCAAAGCCATGAAAGCTAGTGATCCCAAGATGACCGACAAGAAGTTTGAGGATAAGATAAAGGATAAACTGTTCAAAATGACCACTCTTTCAAAGATTGAAACAATGGCAGCGAAGGGTGAGAAAGAGAATCGAAAAGCTGCTTTGTATGCTCTTTCCGTATTTAATGTTGCTGGAGGGTCTGCTAGGAACAGTACAGTATTCCAGGTCGATGCTTTAGATGAGATGGCTTCATACGTGTCTACTCAAAATGGTGAGATGCAATCTGCCCTTGATTCCATAAAGGCCAAAGATGGCAGATGGAACTTTCAACCTAGTAAGGGATCTTTAACTTTTAGCTATGCTTCTGATCCAAATAGAACTATTTCTGTAACCTATAAAGATGGCAAGTGGATTGCTTACCGATCCGCAACTTCTATTAAGAATGCTTCAACTAGAAATGCATCAATGGGTCAGGAGGAAAGTAGAGAGGACGCTGCTACCGTGCTTGATGATTTGTTTAAGCTCACGGAAGCTTTAGACATCATTAAGGAAAAAGTAAGAATCCTTAATACTCAATAAATCACTTAACCTAAACATTGAAACTTCTAAGTCTTCAAATGATCCTTTAAAACTCGGACCTTTGACTGGTAGATTTAATTCATTAGTTATAGCCACGGGTTCTCTACGATCTTGCCCAATAATTAAAATAAACTTTCTAGAAGATTTTTTAGAATCTCGATGAGCTTGAGCTATCATATTAAATATTTGAGATTTAGGATTTAGTAGATCACTTACTTTTTCTTCGTTGTATCCCTTCTTGATTTCAAGAACGAATTTAAATTTCTCTGGGGTTATAAGGTCTCCATAAATCTTTAAATAAGAAGGGAGAGTATGGGTAGTAGCAAATGCACCTGACCCAGGACTCCTACAGAACTCCTTGGTCTTAAATCTATCATTCAAGATCTTTGCTATCTTATTCTCAAATCTATTACCTTTCGCTCTTGAATTAACCTTCTTCTTCTTTTTCAATGGCGTAACGTCAAAATTATCCTTCATTTCGAAAACTCCTAGACTATAATAGTTCCATGGATTCAGTATCATTTTCGTTAAAAGATGCTAAAATTAAATTAACCGAAAGATCGAGAGGACGCATGAAGATTCAGATTAAATTTTCCAAAGAAGAAGCCGAAGGTTTCAAGAACTTTTGCAAGCTCAAGCCACCAGAACTAGAGGATGAGACTTTTTATAAGCAGATTTTCTTTGCTGGCTGTAACCAGATGACAGAGCAAATTCGTAGTTTGGTTGAACAGAATCAAAAGGAACAGGCTGAACAAGCTCTAGAGTCAGAGAGAGCAGTCGATACCGAAACTCCTGTAGAGGAAGCTACGGATGCAAAAGCAGAAGACTAATTTCAAACCAGTTAAGATCCGAAACATTGGACACTTAAAGTCCATTGTTAAAGATAACATTGAGTCTAAGAATTCAGCATATTATCTCATTGTAAATCAATGGGATAAAGTCTGCAACTACTTTAACTCGAAGTTAGATTGGGACGGTCCTTATGAGGAGGATTCTGTTGATCTTAATGTTATTGACCTGTTTGATATTAGGTCGGACATTCAAAACAGTAATCCAGGAAACTATCCTAATTATCGGGACCCGTTGGCTGCAATTCGTATGGTGATTAAGTCTCATCGAGAGACTGTTTCCACTTTATGCTTGCAATCTTATGATCAACTCCCTTTACTAGTGGTTGTTCATAAATCATTCCCAAGACTGGTTTCTTACAATGGTGCGATCGGAGCAGAACTGGGAATATAGTTCCCGGTTTTGTGGCACCTGTAAGCCTCAAGTTTCTCATTATACTTCTTATTTTTAGAGTAGATGAGTCTTAAGTTGTTGAGTATAACTGTAGTAAAGTAATTGAACGCTTGACCAGATTCCCTGTTGAAGTTGTTCAGAACCTTTATTATAAGTAGGAAGCATTCTTGTTTTGCTTCCTCATGGTCTACGTTAAACCTAAAGGAAAGCATTAATCGACCAATAAGCACATCAAACATTTCAAAGAGTTCATTTTCGTGGCTTCTATCTCCACCTTTGAATTCTTGAATAAGTTCTTCGAATTTTACATTATCAATATAATTTCCCACTACACTATCATAGTCTTATGTCCAACTTAAGTTTCAAAGGCGAGAATCCCAAATGCGAGGGGTGCCCTGCTTTGAAAATGCCGCTCCCAAAACACACAATCTTAGACTACGAGTATGGGGAGCCTTGTGATGTCTTGTTTTTATCTGACTCACCTAAGATGTTTGAGGGGGAGTATACTGCCTTTCGACCTAATGAGTATAGGGTCATTAGAGAAGAGTTGAGTCGCCAAGAAGGTGACTGGGAGGTTGCATTTACGACTGCTGTTAAATGCCCTAGCATTACAGCGGACAATTTAAGTGCAGGCATTCGAAAGTCTTGCAAGGCACACCTATTCGATACTATTGATCGCTACCAGCCTAAGCTGGTGTTTGCATGTGGAGCCGTAGCCACCAACATGCTTTATGGTAGAAACAAGGAATCAGGGAAGGTCAGAGGTAAGACGGACTTCATGGAGACCGATAACGGCCATAAGTTCAAGGTAGTGCCGATTATTCACCCTTTCCAGGTCGTAGCAGAGCCTAAGAACGCCTTTCTATTCTCAAAGGATATAAGTGTCGCCTTTGAAAACGAGCTACTAGGGAGGTCTGTAGAGGCTCACACGCCATATACTTTATGCCTTAGCATAGATGATTTGAACAAGGTGAAGGAGACATATCTCAATACAGAGTTTGATGTTGCTTTAGACTTGGAGACTACTGGTTTAGACTTTCTTCACGATACGATTCATACAGTTTCTATGACGCTAGTGGATAGGGAAACTGGGGAGTTGCATGGGACTTTAGTGTTGCCTATTGATCATAAAGAGGCTAAACTTGGGTATGCTGCGAAAGGTGCTTTCATGAAGTTCGTATGCGATATGATGAAGAGTAAAACCAATAGGAAGGTAATGCAGAACTGTGGATTCGATCTTAAGTTTCTTAAGAGGTATGGGGTTGAGGAGGTGTATAACGTCTTTGATACTAAGATTCTCCAACACTTTATTGACGAGAACATTCCTAAGAGTTTAGCAGACCTTGCAAAGTATTACTTCCCCAATGAGACCTTCTAATGTTATCAGTTAAAAACGCAAGCAAGTTCGATTTCAAAAACATACCCCTCAAAGACTGTGTAGAGGGTAATGCTAAAGATACAGACCTTACAGCCAGAGTGTATGCAAAGCTGTTGGAGGAGGTTAAGGAGAAGGGACTGGAGAAGCTGTATGAAAAGTTGATCTCACCTTTATCTCTCGTTTTTCGAGACATGGAATTTGAAGGTCTATTGATTGATGAGGCAAAGCTAAATCAATTAGATCAGGAATTGCAGGAGAAGATTAAGCACGCTGACGCTGATCTTAGACTAGCAGCAGGACTAGAAGAGGGGACTAACTTAAACTCGACAACTCAGTTGATTAATGTTATTTACTCTTTTTTCAAAGATGATGAGGGTAAGTGGATGCAATCGGATGACTTTGGGCTTAAGCTCTATCCTTTTGAGTTTACTAAGAAAGGAGCACCCTCTACTAACGAGGAGACTCTTTCAAAAGTTAAAAACATGGTAGAAGAGGAATACATTTCTAGAGGTCTCAACAATGGCTAGAGGTAATGAGGAAGTAGCAATCGCGAAGTCTGTCTTGGCTGGGATGTCTGACGAGGATGTTATTTCAGCCAAGCAGTTCTTTGATCGTTTGTCTGAGTATAAGAAGTATAACAAGTTACACTCAACTTATATTGAGGGGGTTCGAGACTCCTTAAAGAATACTGGAACTGGTAGGATCTACTGTAATTATAATATTACCGGGACTGTTACCGGACGTATTTCCAATTCTGGTGCGAGTATCGGTAGAAAGAAGTCTGACAAGATTGGAGTTAGTTTCCATACGTTACCCAGAGAGTCCTTGGATGTTAATATCAGGGATTACGTTGTAGCACCCAAGGGGCATGATTTTATTACTGTTGACTACTCAGGTATGGAGCTACGAGTTCTTGCCCATGTAGCTCGCGAAGCTAATATGATCAAGGCATTCGAGACTGGTGTGGACCTTCACAGCTACTCAGCAGGGTTAACCTTTAATAAGGATCCTAGTGAGGTAACCAAACTTGAACGCCAGATTGCTAAGGCTGTAAGCTTCCTAACAGTATATGGAGGCACAGCTTTTACTCTTGCGTCCAAGCACAATATGCCTGAAGATCGTGCCCAAGAGATTATTGACTCGTGGATGCGAGCTTTCCCTGGAGTTGGTCGTTACATGAATACGATTGACGATTACATTAAGCAGTTTGGATACGCTAAAACAATCTTTGGAAGATACCGTCACTTGCCTAATGTAAGATCTCCCTTTAAGAACATTCGAAGAGAGTCATTTAGGCAGGGTCTTAACTTTACGATTCAATCGGCTGCTAGCGATATTTTGCTATGTGGTATGATGGGGGTAATCAACAGACTTAAAGGCATGAAGGCAAAGGTAGTAGCGACTGTCCACGACTCTATTGAACTTATCGCCCCGAAGGATGAGACTCGAAAGGTTGTGGAGATCGTGAAGGATGAGATGGTGAATTACCATTACCTAAAAGAAAACTTCAACATCAATCTTAGAGCACCTTTGGCAGTTGATGTTGAAGTTGGTTCTAGCTTTGGTAATGGTGTAGCCTATGGATCCGGTAAAGTAGTTTCTGGAGTGAATGCGTAATTAAAGTTAGGATCTGTCCATACTCTAGTGCGCCCTTCGTTGATCACAACCCAGTCACTATCTTCTATTACAACGGTACCTATTTCTGTAGCAATATAGTAGATCCCACTTTCTTCATCTAGAGTAACACCTGTGGGCCAAGGAGTACGAGACACTTCAAACTGCTCTGCCTGTATGGGGAAACTTGTTTGGATGTAATTTGCTAAAGCCATGATTATATTTACTTAACTGTAGACTTTTCTAAATCGGATCCTAATAGTCTTTTGGCGTAAGGTCACTCACCACCTCATCCGCGTAGTTTGAAACCTTCTTCTTAGCAGCTTTTTTCTTAGCTCTATTAACTGCTCTCTTAGAGGTTCCAAATGCTGCTGGTTCCTTGGGTTTTTGCTTTCCTGCTCTCTTAAACACTTCACCTGGATTATCTGATCTAGATCTATTGATTTCGTCCGGGGTTGCTCTGTTAACCTTATTCTCTTCGCTACCTGCTTTCCCACCATGGGCAGTTGTAGAACTTTTAGTAGATCTTGGATTTGGTACGGGTTCTCCTGATCTAGTGCGGTGGGCAGCCATTGTGTGGTCCAATGTATTTGATCTACTATAGCCCAGTGGTCCTTCTGAACTATGTTTGGTGGCTTTTACCGTTGGTTGTGGTTCTTCTTCCTTAGGTGCTGCTGCCTTGTTGACAACATTATCTGCTCTGCTCTTAACAGCTTTAGCACCCTTCTTCATAAGCTTTACTCTATTCTTAGGATTTTTCGTATCGACTGGAGCTTTCCCAAGCCGCGCCTCTAAAACCCTTTCAGCAAGAGCCATTCGACCCTTCTTAATGATTTCTGTGCTGTCTGAAGCCGTCACTACCTTTGTGACGTTACCTGCGGCTCTGGCATCAGCGTATTTTTTATTCTGTCGTTTGGTTTCTGCTTTTTGTCCTGCCAAACGTCGGATATGGCCTGCCGCTGGGTTATCATCCTCTTTCCCTCGTGATCGCGTCACACCCCGCGCCCTATACCTTTGAGCTTTTGGATCAGTCTTCCTTCGTTTAGCTCTTTCGGCCTTAATGGCATTTGTTGTAACACCACCCTTCGACAGTCTATGCTCTTCAGAACGGGTGATTTCACTTAAAACCCTCTCAGCAAGAGCTATTCGAGAGTTTCTAACGAGTTCTGTGGAAGAGTTTTGGGTTTTGGTGGAAGGGCTTTGGGTTTTGGTGGAAGGGCTTTGGGTTTTGTAGGTTTTAGGAGTTCCATCTGCTCCTCGGGGTGTCATGTCTTTCGGATGGGTGCTAAGAGGTCCTCCTGGTTCCTTCATTTTTTTTACTTTCGCTTGCCGAGCTGCTCGATCTGCATCCATTTGGTCTAACTGATCATTAACACTTAGGTTTTTATTGTTTTCTTTAACACAGTTAGGGACTAACTTACCGGATTTTTTTTTTAACCCTCTAGCCTTATAGCCTTTCCAACAAGCTTCTGCTAACGCTAAACGAGCACCACGAACGAGGTCAGTGCTGGCAGCGATTGTGTTTGATGATGTCCCACCTGCCATACTCGGGTTATATAATTTGCTTGCAGCCTTTGCTTTTGCGGTTCCTTGTCTAGACTTTAGTCTTTTGGCACGAACAGAAGGTCTGATCATGTTGTCACCTCCTCTTCCTGTGGTAGGATTGAATCTTCCTCTTGGAGTCGGAGTCTCTTTTGGAGTCGGAGTCTTTTTTAGAGTCGGAGCCTTAGCCACTGGGGGCGTTTCTCCTAGCTTTTTATAGTCTTCATCAGTAAAATTGCTGCCTCTATATGGACCCTCGGGTTTTTTCTTGCTTAGGCTAGCAACACGATCCTTCATTGCCTGTCTTCTGCGTTGACGGGAGGATTGAGCATCGCTTTGAATTCCTCGTTTCCTTCTTCGTTCCTTTGATGCCATTCGAGAGTCTCTAGCAGCATCTCTAGAAGTTTGTCTATCCATACCAAAGCCAAATAGCTCATCTAATTCTTCTTCTGTAAGTTTTTCAGCATCAATACCTTGTTCGTAAAGGTAATTAAAAAACTCATTTTCTTCTAATTTAAAGTCTATCTCATCTAAAAGGTCTTCGCTTAGTTGATTGGAGATTCTGTTGTCTTTTGTGTTTTTAGTGCTCATAACTTGTTACCTACAGCCTATAATGCTATAGTTATTTACTCTTCTTTTCATAAAATATGACTGATAAAATAGACTTCCTGCAAGATAATAAAAGTTTTGTGTCCCTTATCGACAAGATGAAACACGATCATGCCCTTAAGGTAACAAATGCTGCTAGGGTATCTTACGACACAGAAAAGGATGAGTTTACGGACAAGGATAAGAAGCTCACTAAGTTCCTATGGACACATGAGCATACTAGCCCTTTCCGACATTCCTACTATACTTTTCAGATTAAGCTACCTCTTATTATAGCTAGGCAACTGATGAAGTATCAGGTGGGGTCCACTTTTAGGACTACTGAGGTTAACGGGGAAGAGATTACCATTGAGGAGTTTGATCATATTTATGATGTAGATAAGGGATGCTCTTGGAATGAGGTCTCAGGTAGGTATACGCAAACTTCCAATGATTATTATATTCCCTCCAAGATGAGGTCTAATCCAGGGCATGGAAATAAGCAGTCCTCAGGGGAGTATATTAATCCCATGGACGAGTATGCTATGGGGTACCTTTATGAGGGTGAACTTCAAGAGCATATGGAGGATCAATGCAGACGAGCCATCTACCTCTATCAAAGGCTCGTTGACAATGGAGTCGCAAAAGAAATGGCGAGAGGTATACTGCCCCAATACATGTATACTAAGGCTACGTGGACGATTAGCCTTCAGAGTGTAATCTGGTTCTTACATCAAAGATTAAAGTCGGACGCACAGTGGGAGATTCAACAGTTAGCAGAAGGTATTTACGAACTAGTAAAGGATGATCTTTGCAAGCTCGGACTATCTAAGGAAGACTTATGACGGATAAGTGTCTCATCATAGGAGATACTCACTACGATGTTAAATGTGATGGGTATTTAAAGAATCAACTAGAATCTACTGTTAAGATAGTTAAGGAGCACTCTCCTAAGTATCTTGTATTTCTAGGGGATATCTTCCATCACCGAAAGCCAACCCCTGAGGTTGTTGTAGGGGTTCATAAGATGTTTAAAAGACTGGCGACTACGGTCCCAGGATTATCTAATATCTATGTTCTTAGAGGTAATCACGACTCTCAAAATAGGAGTGACGATGGGCTAACCTCTTTAGAGGTCTTAGAATATCCAGGTTCTAAGGTTAAGGTTGTAACCCAAACCTATTTAGATGAGGAGTTGAATATGCTCTTTATCCCCCATTACGAGGATGAGGAGGTTATTAAGAAGCATTTAGCCTCTGCCCCTAACAGAAGGACTATTGCATTTGGGCACTTCAGCTATACCCCAGAATGCTTTGAAATATATGGATATGAATCTAGTCTGAAGTCTAGCGACTTTAAGTGTCGCACTATCCTAGGACATATTCACAAATATCTCAAAGAAGATAAAGTTACAATACTAGGCACTCCCTGGTCTACTAATTACGGGGAATGTGACTACGATCATTATGTAGGAATTCTTAATAAGACTAAAGATGGGTGGGGAGCTTTAAAGACAGTTAAAACATCTATAGGACCCCGATATTATGAAGCTCCTTATGATGCTTTAGATCCGATGAGAGAGGATATTTCTGACACTAACTACTTTACAATGCTTAGGGTATTGATTGATAAGTTTACTGAGACTCCTCCTAACATTCTTAGATCTGAGATAGAGAAAGAATTTAAAGTTGGATTTGTAGACCTCAAATTTAAACCTGTATATAATGCAGATTTGAATAACCGCTTATCTAATTACGATCCAAACACTCCCTTAACTACTATTGATGGTGATGTAATTAAAAAGTATATTGAGGAACAAGCCTCTCAAATACCTACTTCAAAGTTAGAAGAAGGCTTAAACCTAATCAAAGAACATGCAGATACAGAAGATCTCGGCTAATAATTTCTACTCTTTTAAAAGCTTAGAACTAGATCTTTCCCCTTTCTCAGGGGTTGTAAGGATTTTAGGGAAAAACAAAGATTCATCAGGATCTAATGGTGCTGGTAAGAGTGCAATTTTTGAAGCTATCACTTGGGGCTTATTTGGCACTACAATTCGCAAGTCTACCGATGCTGCTCTGATAAACTCTCAAGCGGGATCTGATTGCTCTGTAACGGTTATGTTAGAGAAGCCGGGAGTAGGGTCTGTAGTGATTACGAGATCTAAGAAGCCCTCTTCATTGGTAGTTACTGTAGACGGTAAAGAGATAAAGGGGGAGAGAACCTCAGAGATTCAGTCTAGCCTTGAATCGTTGTTAGAGACTGATTACAAATCCTTTTTGGCATCAGTCGTATTCGGCCAACATGCATCCTTCACGTTCTTAGACTCAAGCCCTGAGGATAAGCGTAAGATTATTAAGAATTGTTTTAATTTGGATGATCTATTTTCTAAGAGATCATCGGTTAAATACTTAAAGTCTTCATACCAAGGAGAACTTAAAGTGATAACCGCTCTGATAGATAATCTGGCTAAAGAGAAGAAGGAGCTAGAGGGTAATCTCCCTGACAAGAAGTATAAATTGGTCACCCTTCCTAGTCTCGAATCTATCCTAGATTCAGAATCTAAAATAGCTCATAATGATCGCGAGATTAGAGATATACAGAGAGCTTCTAAGAAGGAAAGGGATAAGCTCAGAAGGGTGAACGACTCAATTAAAGAGGGTGTATATGAGACTGAAAAGGACTGCCCTGTCTGCAAGAACTCATTTAAAAAGTCTCAAAGCTTGAATGATATTAAGGGCTTCACCCAGGAATCACGATCTTTGTCCGATAATATCTCAGATAAGGAAGAGAAAATCCAATCTTTAAAAGATGTTAATAATTCTTTAATGCCCGATATTTCTTCATCAGAATGGGCCAAATATAATAAGAAAAATAAACAGATCGAAAATGCTCAAAGCAGCATACATAGACTAAGTCAAGTTACCTCTTTGCTTGAAGAGTATTATCAGAGTAAAAGTAACCTAGAGTCATTGTTGGAAGTTATGAAGTTCTGGGAGACCGCATTCTCCGAGAAGGGATTAATTCGTTATATTATTAGGAATATCTTGGATTACTTTAATTTAAAATCTAATGAATATGTTTCGATTCTAACCAACAATCAATTCTCTTTAAAGTTTAACGACGAACTTTCCGAAACGATAATTAACAACGGAATCCCTACTAAGTATATTTCTTTATCTGGAGGTGAGAAAAGGAAGGTTAACCTGTCTATAATGTTAGCTCTCCAAGATTTAAGCTCTAAAATCTCTAGAACAGATTGCAATCTCTTGTTCTTTGACGAGGTTTGTGATAACTTAGATGACCCTGGAATCTTGGCTGTTAACAATCTTCTCTTGACGTTGAACTCCCACAACCCTGAGAAGAAAGTTCTTGTAATTACGCATAACAGTTTGTTACAAGATTTGATGGGAGACTCGCAAAGTATTACAGTTGTAAAGAAGAAAGGAATAAGTAAGATTACCAATGGCAATTAAGAATCTAGAGGGTCTGGGTCAAGAAATTTTCATGCAGCGTTACGCCTACCCAGGCGAAACGAAATACTCAGAGCGTTCCAAGGCAATGGCAAAGCATGTAGCTTCTGCTGAGAAGGAAGAGGACGTAGAGAAGTATGAGAAGAGGTTTTATGATGCCTTGAGCACTGGTGATTTGGTTCCCGGTGGTCGTATTATTTACGGATCAGGTAGGAATCACCAGAACCTTTTAAACTGTTATGTGATCGAACCTGAAGATACTGTAGAGTCCATTGGTAAGACTATTCAAGACATGTATCGCATCTCCTGTGGTGGAGGTGGTATTGGATTTAATTTCTCAAAGATCCGGCCCAAGGGCGATGATGTTGGGAATGTGAAGAACTCGGCACCAGGATCTGTGTCGGTTATGCAAATGATTAATGAGATTGGAAATCATGTTAAAGCAGGAAAAAATAGAAGAACCGCACTCATGGCTGAACTTAACGTCGATCATCCTGATCTTCTGGAGTTTTTACACGTTAAGTTGGATCTTTCTCAGTTAACTAATTTCAATATTTCAGTAGCCATTACTGATAAGTTTATTGAAGCTTGTGAGAATGGTGATAATTGGGAGTTTAATTTCAACAATAAAGTTTATCTTGTTTACCAAGCGAATCGTATTTCTAGCGATGGTCACAGCGAGATAATTAACATTGTGGCTCTTTCGGAAGAGGATGCTTTGGAGAGAGCAAAGCAGCACCATCTTCGTCTTTGGGATGATAAGTTTGAAGATGTTCAAGAGATTAAGTTCTCTGCTATCGAGTTATGGGATCGTTTGTGGGAAAACGCAGTCAAGTCAGGTGAGCCGGGTATCTTTAACGTATCGTTGACGAACAGATACACCAATATGTCGTACTTCCTTGAGATGAATGCCACTAACCCTTGTGGAGAGATTCCTTTGGACTCATATGCTAATTGCTGCCTTGGTCATGTTAATCTTTCTAATATGATAGATGAGGAAGGTAAGGATATTGATTGGCCTCGATTGGCTAAGACTATTCGAACAGGTATTAGATTCCTCGATAATGTTCTTACGGTCAATCACTACCCTATTGAAGAGTGCAAGATTGCTGGGGAGAGATCCCGTCGTATTGGTCTTGGGACTATGGGTCTTCACCACATGCTGATTAAACTTGGTATTAAATACGGAAGTGAGAAGTGCATTGAGTTCTTAGATCGTCTTTACGCTACTATCCGTGATGAGTCTTACTTGGCTTCGATGTATATTGCTCGTGAGAAGGGTTCCTTCCCTGAGTTTAACTCCAAGAAATACCTATCAGAGGAGTTCGCTAAAACGCTCCCTGCTCGTATTCGGATGCTTATCAAGGAGTTTGGTATTCGCAATGCTGTGATGCTTACTGCCGCTCCTACGGGGACTGTAAGTATGGTTCACGGGGTTTCTACGGGTATTGAGCCTATCTTTGCTCCTATGTATAACCGCAGATACCGTGAAGGAAACACTTGGAAGCAAACTCTAGTATTAGACCCTATGTTTAAGGAAGCTTTAATGAATGGTAGTGATGGCAGGCATATCGTAGGTGCTTATGATGTTAGAACGGAAGAGCATATGGCAGTCCAAGCTTGTATCCAGCGATATACCGATAACGCAATTAGTAAGACCATCAACCTGCCGGAAGATGCCAGCCATGAGGAAGTCTCTCGAATGGCACTGAAGTTTGCCCCGTATTTAAAGGGTATGACGGTGTATCGAGCCGGGTCCAAAGGTATGGAGCCTCTAGAGGCACTCCCATTAACTGATGAAAATATTGAGTTGGCAAAGAAAGTTATTGCTGAAGATACTGTTGAGTCGGAGATGCCTGAGCAAGTATGCAACATTGGCGGGGAGTGTGGAGCATAATGACTGACGCAATCTTAGAAACTTACAACTGCAAAAAGTGTGGTCAATGCTCTACCTTCATAGAGCGTTCAGAAGACACAGGGTTGTTCTATTACGAAAAAAGAGTAGGTAGAAAAATCCACGAGGACAAAGTCCCTAAGCATGACGGAACTGAAGATTATAACTACTACCCTGATTGGGATGGTGACTCCACTTACTGGCACAAATATGAAAAGGTATGGTCCATGGAGTATTTCGATACCATTGAGTGTCCTACCTGCAAGAAGGAGACGGATAAGAGAGCATCTATCTATTACTTTAGTGTAGGTGAAGGTAGAAATTCTTACAAGTCTTTAAAGGAGCGTCAAAGGTATGCAAGGGACGGCATGGACAAGGCTCAAGCCGAGCAATTCTTAAAGGAGTCTTGCGAAGCTTCGAAAGATCGGGTAAAATCAGGAGAGCAGCACTATAAAAAGGTAGTACCTAATTACGAAGTGTTGAGGCAGCAAGGTAAGGTTAAGAGGCTGAATGATCAGCAAAGAGCAGACAAAATTCAAAACTTGAAAAACATTAACAGATCCGTAACAAAAGATGGAACCATTGGAAAAGCTTCTCGTAGAAAGTAAACTCCAACTCCTAGTATAAAACTATGCCATATCACATTTCTGACAACACCAAGAAAGGGTGCCTGTATCTTTTAAAGCACGACCTTGAGTTCTTCTCGGAGATCATGCCTTTAATTAAGCCTGAATTCTTCGACTTCCCTGCATACAAGAACTTGTTTGTTGGTATCAGTAATTATTACGACAAGTATCGGAAACTCCCCTCCGATGCCTCTCTCCCCGATTACGTTCTTAACAATGTGTCAGGGGCATCTGAGGATGGCATTGATTACGAAAATACTATCGCGGAGATCAATTCGTTCGACCAGTCATGCCTAGATGATCGTGAGTTCCTGCTAGATACAGTTGAGACGTTTGCTCGTCAAAAGGCTATGGAGCAGGCAATCAGAAAAGCAGTCGGAATCCTTAATAATGATGGAGACACGGGTGAGGTAGAGGAGCTGGTTAAGTCTGCACTACTGGTGAACCGCAGCGTAGACGTAGGGCAGGATTACTTTACGGATGTATCTGATAGGCTTCAAAGGGATGCAAACAACAAGAAGGATCAGTTAATTCCAACAGCCTTTGTTACTCATAATCGGCACTTAGAGGGTGGTCTGGCTAGGAAGGAGCTTGCGATGGTAGCTGCCCCTCCTGGTGTAGGTAAATCTCTTTATCTTGTTAACCAAGGCGCACAAGCCATTCTAGACGGTAAGAATGTTCTTTACATTTCCTTGGAGATGTCTGAGGATAAGATTGCCGGAAGATTCGATTCCGTCTTATCCGACCTTAACAATAAGGACTTGAAAGAAAAGCCCCTTGTGAAGCTTAAGTTGAAAGAGAGACTTAACGAGATCAAAACTAAGTCTCGTGGTAGGTTGGT